AGCGACCCTAGTAATGCAGGTCAACTCTGGAACGACAGCGGTACTGTAAAAATTAGTGCTGGTTAATTAATCAAGTTATCAAATCAAGTATAGTCTGTAACTTGCCTTTAATGGCTTTGTTATTCAAGGTATTCTTCAAACCCATGTGTAAGTTCTTGGGCCAGCATTCAAACGCTGTCCAGCAGTATCCCGAGTGTTCTGCATTCAGCTTGGGTAAGAATTCAGTCTCTATTGCGATAAGATAAGTGTGAAAGAAAAACTTCTCATCATTTGATGTGAACATCTCCAAGGGAATAACTTTCTTGAACTTGGGAATAGCACCCACTTCTTCCTTTATTTCTCTCTTCAGACCTTCAAAGGCCGATTCTGTGTACTTCGTCCTTCCACCTACCAATCCCCATGTTCCTTTGGTCTTCTCCGAGGTCCTCTGCAAGAACAGGAATCGCTTGGTGGACGTGCTGTAGAATAAAGCACCTGAGCATATGATGTTGTCTTCCATGCTATATTATAACAGATTGTGTGTGATTTATCAAGGGGTAGTTGCGTCGTTGATAGCGGCATCTGAACTGCCACCGTCCAGTGTTATACTCCAATTTCCCTGCGTGTAAACACCCTCGTATGACTTGACCCATTCCGTGCCATTGAACCTGTACTGTATTCCCGTGTTTAGATTGGTAACATAATGTTGCGTTGAATCTGGATCGGAAGCATCAAAAACCTTCAACCATTTGCTCTGTGAACTGCTGTATTCGATGATGTCACCGACGTTGGCAATAAGTGTTCCCCAGGTCGAGCTCTGAGCTGTTGCTGTTGAATCTCCAACGTCGTCGATAATAAGATATCTATCAGCATTGACTGGTGTACCTGGATCGAATGTTGCAGGATTTATGATTTTCTTCACAGCAGTTAGTGTGTTAGCAGGTATAGTATCATCGTCAATGCTGTATAAAAGTATTGTATCATCAAGTGTTGTCGTTGCTATGGTTCCAACTATTTCATTGCCATTTGGTTGCATCAATCTTATTTGTGAAGTGCCGTTTGTTACCTTTCCGTATTGTTCTAATAATGTATTCCAGTTTACTGCTGGTCCAAATGTTTCAAAAGGATCTGCTAGTCCCGGATCTCTTGCTCCTGTGTAGAAGCCATCTCCTCCTGATTTTACATTTACTCCTGTTGTACCTAACAACCTCAACTGGTTTCCTGTGACCAACAATCCAAAGTTGTTTGGTGTGATATAGCTTCTTGAAATCAAAGAACCGTCTATCAGCCCTTTTGCTATTCCGCCGTCATCCTCATAAACACTCATTATAATTTTCTGTACCACTCCTAATTTCTTGACTTTTACAGGTGGTGACAACCATATAGGCATCGAGAAAGTAAGTGTTGCAATATCTATCTCTGTGTCTGCTCCAACCGGGATTGTTCTCGAACTAAATGTAATTCCTGTCAGTTCAACATAACTTAGACTGGTCCAGTCAATGTAGTTGTCCGATTTCTGTATCTCGAAATCTGGATTGAAAAGGTATAAAATCTGTTCTAAGATCTGTAATTTCTGATCTGTGTTTGAACTCCAAATGTCTGCCGTCACTTCTAATCTGAACGGCGATGGCATGACTTTTTCAACTGTGTATCCAGCACCTAATTGATTTGTGTAATTTCCATCAGCATCGATCCCTCGTTCTTTTAGATGCTGTTTCTCTATATGATACGGGTTTTGCATCCTTTCTCTGTCATAATTCAGTTCTCTGACATAGGCCGCTATCTTTGGTGTGTACTGTAATGTGTTCTCAGAATTCTGTCTGATGATGTTTGCAACCTGCCTAGTTGGATCCCCGTACACAACAGGGACAGCTCTCAAATTGATTGAATCATCTTTGCCTTTCCCTGTCTCAACAGAGAAATTGCTCAATATCCTTATGAATTGAGTCAAAAATTTCCTAATCTGGCCTTCGTAAAAGTGTAACATTTTTAATTGTCAGCCTTTGGTTTCAATGCATTTGTTAATGATTGTCTTTGCTCTGTTGTTAAACCATTTATCGTCGCCGAGTTCGTGTTATTAACAAAACCGGTTTTGTAGTTTGCTCGTGAATCTGTGTTACTCATAGTAATTCTCACAGAGTCTTCAATTTTAACCCATCTATTACCATCATAACGGAACAATCTGTTTGGAAGATAATCGGTCCTCAAGAAGTAATCACCTTTGTCAACATTTGCATTAGGAAACGATATTCCGAAACCTGCAGGATTTCCGTTTGGTGCAACACCATCGCCGTCCATGTAGAATCCGTAGTGTGAACTGGCCGGTGTGTCGATCACTGCATTGACTTTCTTGTCTGCACTTGCTCTTTGTTCTTCTGTGTTGACATTATCTGTCCTGATGTTTCCTCTCTCGTCTATGGGTGCAACATAGTATTGCTTGTAGTTGAAACCTGACTTCGGAGCATCCTGTTCTGCTTGTGCAACGACCTGTTCATTGATAGACTTTTCTTTATTATAAGTTGACATATAACTTGCTAATGACCCTGCCGTGGTAGCATCGCCTAGTATGTCTCTGTACTCTTGAGAGTCAACTAGAGATTTCATTTTAAGTCTTAACAAGTGCGGCCACCATGTCTGTGAAAATCCTTCCGCCGCCCTGTTCACATCCTCAACAACATAATATCTTTTCAATGCGATTGGTATGCTCTCATCTAACGAATAGTCTTCTTTCATGTGTGGGAATTCTACGACATCACCCGACATCGGTTTTCTGCCAAGTCTTTCTACTATGTCGTTTAAATGTACTGTTAAAAATAGTGTGTCGTTCTGCAGGAACATGCCAAACTGCGATAAGTTGAAGTCTGTATCTTGTAAATTGTAAATCCCCCTAACAACATATACGTCAGCATCATATTTCCTATCTCTGTTCTCTAAAAATAGAAGATCCTGTATGGTTCTTTCGTTTAACGAATCTCCTGAATACTGCGGATTCGTTGGTGATGCCGGCCCATCCTTGTTGGTGTCTCCTTGATCATACGGTCCTACGTATTTGTGGAAGTGCAGGTCTGTTCCGCCCACAGTGAACATCTCCTTGATGTTACGATCGAAGAACTTGTAGTCGTTGCCCTTTTCAGGCTTGAAAATGGATAATCTTGGCATATCACACATATTTATTGAATGCACAACGACTATAAATATGTGTATGTCAGAACTACAAACAGGACAACAAGAGATATTTGATTACGTCAAGAATAACCTAGGTGAAGGTATGATTGATGTTGAATTAGACCCTAAACACTATCAAACGGCACTGGAAAGAGCGATAAACAAATTCAGACAGAGATCATCAAATGCTGTGGAAGAATCATATGCTTTTCTTACTTTAAAGAAAAATCAGAACACATATATATTACCAGATGAGATTATCAATGTGAGAAATCTAAACAGGAGAACTGTTGGATCTAGGACAGAAGGTGGCGAGGGAGGTACATTGTTTGAACCGTTCAACCTGGCCTACACAAACACATATCTTTTGAGGGCAGGTGCAACAGGTGGACTAGCCACTTACTATGCTTTTGCATCATACCAGGAACTGGTAGGAAAGATGTTTGGAAGTTTCATACAGTACCATTTTGATGTGGCAACAAAAAAATTAACAATCACACAAAGACCCAGGGCAGACGACGAAACAATCCTTATGCACACTGACAATTTCAGACCGGACATAACACTGTTCAAGGACATCTATTCCAAACCATGGATAAGAGATTACACACTAGCAGTATCCAAGGTCATGTTGGGAGAAGCAAGAGGCAAGTTCAACACCATTGCAGGACCACAAGGTGGAACAACATTAAACGGTGACGCTCTTAAGAGTGAAGGTGTTGCAGAGATGGAAAGACTTGAACTGGAAATTGGTAATTTCTCAGAAGGTGGAAATCCACACAGTTTTGTTATTGGTTAATTGACCACACTCTCCATTTAAATACTAGTGTCATGATAGATACTCGATACAAAAAACTTTCCAAATGCACACTAGAAGAACTGACCAACATGGTCGATGATCTAGAGAATGTTGCCATACACGCCCTAAAAGAAAAGAAACTGGGAGTACGAAAACTGGTACTGACCTCTGTGCATGATGTGAAAAAAGAAATCGCAAAACGCCTTAAAAAATTAATATAATAAATTAATACCGATTTATATTTCCTAGTAAATACGTGGGATGACAACTTCATTAGGAGAATATTTCGTAAACAAATGCTTGGAGGCTACTACCCAGACTGATCCATGGCCTTATGCACAATTCCCAGATGCCTTGCCTGCTGATAGTTTTAACAAATTAAAAAAGTCCATAGTAAACATTGACCGAGACCGGTTAAAAGACGATCACAACAAAGACGCTGACAGGAAAAGTTTTACAAAAGATGATTTCCCTTCATTCAAAGAGTTCACTGATTCAAACAGTGCATGGAGGAAAGAACACAGTGATCCCAGAACCGGTGAGCTTGGTCAGTTTGCCCAATGGGTAGATGCAAAACACAAAAGTAATAATACTCTACAGAATCCCACATACCTGTATCCAGCACAGTGGAAAGAATGGGGCATAGATTTTGTAGACGAAATCTATGAAATTGGCCAGGCGGTGTTGGACAATGCCAGAGCACTGTGTGATAAATTTCCAAAGTACCATTGGTATGAAAAACGAGGGCTCAACGTTCATTTGAAAGTAGATCCACCAGCACCTTTTGAGTATTACATACACACCGATAATATTTTTAAAACATGGACTTCTATAATCTACATCGATCCCGATGAAAACGAAGGAACAGAACTGTATAGTGCTAAAGAAGGAGTTGTACACAGACCAAAGGCGTTTGGAGACAGGACATCCAATCCAGATGATTTCAATTTTATAAAAAAATTACCATGGAAACCCAATACCAATTTCACGCTCTGCAGTGACCTCGATCGAACCTACCACAGCTATTCCAATCCCTCGGACCAAATGAGGTTCACTTTGTGCATGTTCCAAGGAAAATATAAAGCAAATGGCGGATTCTTCATAGAGGACAAAAACAAACCAATAGTGAATAAATGGGCTGGTTTAACTATTGACCCCGCTAGTAAAAGATAGTATAATAAACCTATGTTAGTAGGTGTAGTAGGTTTGATAGGTTCTGGTAAGGACACAGTCTCGGAGAGACTCGCACAAGAACACAATTTCAAAAAAGATTCATTCGCAAAGAGTTTGAAAGATGCAGTCAGTTCCATGTTCAATTGGGACAGAGAAATGTTGGAAGGCAAGACTGAGGAGAGCAGAGCATGGAGAGAAAAGCCCGATGCTTTCTGGAGCAAAAAATTCAACAAGGATGTGACGCCACGCTGGGTATTACAACACTTTGGCACAGAAGTGATGCGTCAGAACATGCATGATGCCATATGGATTGACAGCTGTTTAGCTAGATACAAAGGAGAACCCACAGTTATTTCAGATACCAGATTCGAGAATGAGATCAAAACAATCAGAGAGTCCGGGGGCAAGATCATCCTCGTGAAAAGAGGGCAGGATCCTGATTGGTTCACAAGCTACGTGGAAGGCAACATAATGCCCACAGGAATCCACTCTTCAGAATATGCATGGGCAAAATCAGATTTTGATTATGTGATCAAGAACGATGGAACTTTAGAAGAGTTATATCAACAGGTTGACGACCTAATCATCGGCAACAAGATCACCAATACGCCATCCCAATCTACGGACACTGGGCAACCTTTGGCAATTGGCGCAAACAGTTTTTAAATTAGTAGTAGCAGTATTTTTCATACTCCCATCCACAAAGAACACATCCAGTTGAGATTGCTTTTGTGCCCTAAATCCACACAGCTCACATTTCTTGTGCTTCTTGTAGCCGGATCTCTGTAGAGCTGTGATTCCTCCCACTTTCTTGCCGGCCTTCTTTCTGTTACAGGTGTCACACAGACTACGCCAGTAGATCTGTGTACCTTTCCTGTAAGCATAGGCACGAGGCTTCGCCTTGCAGTCCTTACACAGCGGTCTGTTATTGTATGTCATACCCTTATTTACGTTGCCTATATAGGCACCTAAAAATAGCAAGTTATATCGTAAAAACCATACGATTGAATAAATAACTCTGTATACGTTAAACTTGCAAGGAGAAAACGAAAAATGGCATTAACATCACCAGGAGTAGAGGTTTCGGTAATAAACGAAAGTTTTTATGTACCATCAGATGCGGGTACTACACCACTTTTTATAATAGCATCAGGACAAGATAAGGCAAACGGAGCAGGCGACGGCACGGCAACAGGAACACAAACTGCAAACGCCAATACTGCTTTCTTGATCTCATCTCAAAGAGAATTAACAGAGACTTTCGGAGATCCGAAATTCTACACAGACGCATCAGGAAATTCATTACACGGTTATGAATTGAATGAATACGGTCTACAAGCGGCATACTCATTCTTGGGTGTGGCCAACAGAGCTTTTGTTTTAAGAGCAAATGTTAACACTAGCGATTTGGTCGGTAGTGCAACGGCTCCAACAGCAGACCCAACAGACGCATCATACTGGTTTGACCTTGCATCAAGCAATTATGGTTTATTTGAATGGTCTCAAACTAATCAAACATTTACAGCAATTACTCCAATCTTGATCACACTTGTTGCTGATCTAGTTGGCGGTGTTTCTACTGGTGCACCACTGACTTCTATTGGACAAACTGGATCATACGCAATCAACACAACACACGTTTCAAACAAGATCTTCAAGAAGACGGCAAGTAACACTTGGGTACAGGTTGGAGCAAGTACATGGCACACGTCATTACCTATAATAACAGTTGCATCTGGAACAACAGTTACCAGTGGTCATAAAATGGTATTGAATGATGTAGAAATCACAGTATCAGGCACAGCATTATCAAATGTTGCAACAGCGATTGGCACAAACGTGACCAACGTTACTGCAAGTGTAAACAGTGTAACAGGCAACCTGGAAATTTTCCACAATGGTCTAGCACTAGGTGACTCAACAGGCGGAACAGGCTCTATCAGATTCAACGAAGGTACTGGCTTACTAGCTGGCCTAGGAATCACGACTGGTGTTTACAACGGTCCTCAATTTTTACAAGCGGCACACACTTCAAGGCCCACTTGGAAAACAGCTGACGAGAACAGACCCAACGGTTCTGTTTGGTTCAAGACAACTGCGGCCAACTCGGGTGCAAACATTGTTGCTAAACTTTACAGTTCAGCAAGTGCAAGTTTCTCAACAGTTGCGGCCCCATTGCACGATGACCACAGCACAGCAATCTTCAAATTAGACCCGGCGAACGGTGGAACAGGTTTATCTGTAGGTGACTTATATACACAATTCAACATCACGGAAGAGAGCATAACGGCGGCTGACGCGGCTGACACTACTCCAAACCTTGGTGACTTCCAACTATTCAGATACGAAGGTGGTGCAACGACAGTGACAAGTTTATTGACTAGTCCAAGTTTCACAAGTTCAGACACTTTCACAATCAAAGAGACAAGAAAAAATGTAGATGGTTTCAGTACAGCAGTCACAGTTACACTGGGTGGAACAGGTGCTGATGATTTTGTTGCGGCAGTCAATGCAAAAGTTAACGCCAACGCTTTATCTACATCAACTACTGAATTAATTAATGTTAGAGCAAGTAAATTAACAACTGGCGAGATCGTGCTTACACACGTACTGGGCGGTGACATCAGATTGGTGGACGGAGACGTTGGTACACCATTAGCAGATGCAGGTTTTGATTATGCCTCAACAGCACACGTTTACGGAACGTTCACTGCAAACAGTTCAACACTGCTTGACAACTTGTACACAGTTCCAACTGGAGAGTCAATGGACTCAACAGCAAACAGAGGATTATTAATTTCAAACTGGAAAAGATTAAGCTACACAGCTTCGGTTTCTGCTCCAAGCAATGAACCAGCAGACGGTACACTATGGTATGACACCACGTTCTCAGCTGACATCATGGCACACAACGGAACTACGTTTGTTGGATATGCAACAGCATACTCGACTACAGATCCAAATGGTCCACAGTTTAGTGCAACAGCACCAACTACACAGTCAGATGGTACTGCACTTGTGACGAATGACTTATGGATTGACACAAGTGATCTAGAGAACTATCCAAAACTTTACAAATACAACACATCAGCTTCGATCAGTTCAACGAACACAGCCAATCAAGTAGCAGTTACTACAACTGGTGCGGCATGGGTGCTAGTTGACAAAGCTGACCAAACAACAGAAGACGGTGTAGTTTTCGCAGATGCGAGATGGCACAACTCCACTGACAAGGTGGCAGGAACATCAACAGCGGCAGGAACAGCTTCAACAATCAAATCATTGTTGTCAGATGGTTTCCTAGACCCGGATGCTCCAGATCCAGCTTTATTCCCACAGGGTATAATGTTGTACAACACTAGACGTTCTGGTTACAATGTCAAGGAATACAAAAACAGTTACATCACAACTACCAAGTATCCAGGTTCTGGATCAGCAGGCTTGGGTAACATCAGATTCAACAGTAACGAATCTGTGTCTACTTACTACCCAGACAGATGGGTTGTGAAGTCAAGCAACAACGAAGACGGTTCTGGATCTTTCGGAAGGAAAGCACAGAGGAAAGTAATTGTTGAGCAAATGAAATCAGAGATCGACACCAACCAAGCAATCAGAGAAGACCAAAGAGGCTACAATGTTATAGCTACACCTGGTTACCCTGAGTTGATACAGAACATGATCAACCTAAACACAGACAGGAACGAAACAGCGTTTGTAGTTGGAGACACTCCATTGAGATTAGAGGGTACATCAACAGCGATCCAAGATTACGCTAACAACACGGCGGCGGCACTGGATAACGGTGAAGACGGCTTAGTAAGTGCAAGTGAGTACTTGGGTGTGTTTTATCCATCTGGTTTGACAACAGACAACACAGGTAAATCAATTGTAGTTCCACCATCACACATGATGTTGAGAACACTGGCAAACAACGATAACATAGCTTTCCCATGGTTCGCACCGGCAGGAACTAGAAGAGGTGTTGTTGACAATGTTACATCGGTTGGTTACATCGAAGCATCATCGGGTGAATTCGAAACAATATCTGTGACAGAGGCAGTGAGAGATTCAATGCATGAAGTTAAGATTAACCCAATTACTTTCTTTGCAGGAGCAGGGATTGTTAACTTTGGTAACTTAACTAAAACATCGGCAA